TTATTTATACCTGGTTGAATATGATTTATACCTGGTTAAGGTATAGATAGACCTATCCCGACTAAAAGGCGCCGCCAGCGTCGGGCTTAGCGCCCGAGGGAGCCACAGCGAACTGAGGGGTAAGTCAGTACTCGGCCTAGGGGCCTCGTAAGAGGCGGCCACGGGTCGCAAAGCACACTACCCCCGCTTTGCTCCCCTACTATATATAAGGCAGGAAATTTAGACGGTTTCCCGCTTTTTATTTGTGATGTTAATCACATCAGTAAAACCGCAGGTCAGAGGCCATATTCGCAGCTTTGACTTTAGCAAAAATATTTATTTGGGGAGTACAGGTATATACGCCAGCGGTTTAAGCATACGGGGGTCTGTTTTGCGGGGCGGTGCGTTGTCCACAGGGCTATGCACAGGCTGTGGATAAGGTTGTGGATAACTGTTTGTGAAAGAGTGTGGGGCGGACTACCTATCGGGCAGGCATCAGGTATAGTCACCCAACATTTAACAACCCAACCAACCAGCAACCGACGGCGATCCCCTGACAACTGGTGACCCAATCACCTACCAACTGCCACGACCTGACCCGATCTCGTCCTGCTTTCAGCTCTGCAAATCCCCAGCAATCTCCCAAGTTACTCGATGCCGTTGCCTGGTAACTTACTGCAATTCCGTTACCAAATTGTAACCAAAGCTCGTGCCGATGTTCCCACCAAATGGGGGAGCCTCACACATCTTTTTCTGATACGATTAGCCCTAGCAGATCCCGAACAATCTGCGAAAGGGTAGAAAAATGATAAAGATTGACTCAAACGGCAACGCGTTCTGTTTGTCTTGCGCTGATGAAGTTGAAGGCGTACTCGTTGAACGCGAAGAAAAATGCACAACCTGTTATGAAGAAAACAGACCAATGAACCAAGAAGAAAGAAACGAACTGCACAATGCAATGATGGAAGATTTTTCAGATGTAATCGCAAAACATTTTCCAAACTTTGACAACAACATTGAAAACTCGACTTGGGCATTCCTTGTTTTATTTACAGAAGAAACCATCCAACAACTAGGAAAGGGAAAAAACTAATGAAGAACGAAATCAGAAGCGCGACCGAGTCGGCTCTTGTGGATTTTTGGGTCGAGATAGCAAAGCAATTTCCAAACATCCAGACTGGTGAGTTCCCAATCCAAGAGACTCACAGAATGCACCTCTTTATGGAAGAGATGGTAGAACTTTGGCTTGAAACTAATTCAGGAAAGGAAAACAACTAATGAAAGAGGCAACCTGTTCAAAGTGTGGAGACATCTACAACCCCGAAGAATTCGGAGAGTTGCACTATGCAGACGACTGCAACGGCTCACCAATAAACGAAATCCAATACAACTAGACCGAAACGCCTTCGGGCGTCGTGGCGTAATTCGTCACCTGATGATGGTCATCAGTTACTGAAAGGGTTAGAAATGACAACAGCAACAATGACAAAGAAGCAACAAAAGCAGGAAGACTACGACTATGCAAAGAAGCAACTCTTGGAGTTCTTTGTAAAGGAAGGCGACACCGTCTACACAGTTTTGCGAAGTGTCGCACCTTCTGGAATGAGTCGCACGATGTCCCTGAAAGTCTCCAAAGATGGTCGAATCCTCGACCTGACCTACTACGCTTCAGTAGTTCTTGATTATCCACTCGTAGAAGTCAACGGATCTCGCGCCATTCGCGTCGGTGGTTGTGGGATGGATATGGGCTTCCACGTGGTCTACAGCCTTTCCCGCGTTCTATTTCGTGACAAGTACGAAGGACAACCAGAAGCGCCAGACGCTGGCTATTCACTTTCGCAGGCGTGGCTCTAATGCGTAACGTGACCCCTCGCGGGTGGTTCGTGTTGGGAATCCTTGCCACTCTTGCCCTTTGGTTGCTGGTGCTGGTGTCTGCAAATCTTTGGTGGGTGGGGATTGACTCGCCCAATGCGGAGCTTTTCGGCTGGTGCTGGGGATCAATGTCGGAGTGTGTCCAACTGTAGAAGCGAACTATCAGGCACCGGTTTCGGGTCGGTGCCTGGTGGTCTGCAGCTAAGTGCGGCAGAGAGAGAGGGCGAGGATGGGATACGAACCAGATTGGAATGAACCAGACTTCTATGAAGAAGAGGGCGAGATTGTGGAAGAGTTCGACACACTAGAAGAGAAAGAGGGAGAGAATGACTGAAGAATACCTACGGGCAAAGTTTAACTTGTGCCTAGACCAAGCTGAGAAGAACATACAAGAAGAAGACATCGCGTTGGCGATTAAGAACCTAGAGAGGGCGAACAGTGCAATGGCTCGCCTGTTTGGATTGGAGGAGGACAGTGAGTAACATCTACACCATACACCCGAAGAAGTCTGATCTAATTCTATTCTATGAAGTGGTCGAGCCTGATGGCTCTAACACGTGGGGTGGGGCTAGTGCTGAGCAGTGTATCCAATGGCTTAGCCTTGCACCAGCTAACTCTCGTGTGTTTGTGAGTGCGTGGGATAGTGACGAGGAGGACGCTCACCTGGTAGGGCAGACCTTGGACATCACCGACATAGTAAGAGAGGCAAGTTTATGATCTACTGGCTAGGGATAATCGTAGTAATGCTGGTAGCCTATGTCCTTATAGTGTGGGAGGACAAACTCAATGACTGATGAGGTCGAGAAGAGGACGGCAACTGCCAAGCGTAAGACTGTGAGAGATCGTAACTACAGACGTGCAAGAGACAGGGCGTTAGTTCGCCTTGCTCATCTATACCCTGATACCTATAAGCAGTTGCTCGAAATGGAGAAGATAGAAGATGAAAAGCAAGGGAAAAATTGGATTAGTATTGACGGCACTACTGTTCTTAGCGTGGGCGTACACACACGAGCCAACTCTGTCCCAGATGTCGCAGGACGTACCGATTATCAAAGCGCGGACGAAGGCTACAATGGAGGAAAAGCGTGAGAACAAGGCACTTACAGTTAGTTTCCTCAACGCACTCGGTTACAACGACAACCAAATCAAGTGTGCTATCGCCTTATGGACCCGTGAGAGCAGGCTTGACCACCTCGCAGACAACCCAAGATCAACAGCTTACGGAATTGCTCAGCTCCTTGGAGAACGTAGTAGCCAACCTGAATTACAAATCCTTCGCGGTGTACGATACGTTGAACATCGCTATCGAGGCAGTTTCTGCGGCGCTAAAAGACACTCAGACCGAGTCGGCTGGTACTGAATGAAACTTATACTAGACCCAGCATCATCAATGAGATCCTTCTACTTTGATAAGACAGATGAACGAGTCTTATTCGGTGACATTCGAGAGGATGAGACTCACCTATTAACCAACGGGCAGACTATTAAAATTAAACCAGATGAAGTAATGGATTTCAGGGACATACCATACCCTGATGAGTCTTTCCAGGCAGTAGTGTTTGACCCGCCACATATGCTTAACCTATCTGAGAAGTCTTGGATGCGAAAGAAGTATGGAGTGTTAGATAAAGAAACCTGGAGTGATGATATTACAAAAGGTTTTGCTGAGTGCTTCAGAGTCTTGAAGCCAAACGGCACACTAATCTTTAAGTGGAACGAAGTATCTATCCCGCTTAAAGAAATCTTAAAATTAACAGATCAAAAGCCTGTGCTTGGACACCCATCAGGTAAGCGTATGGGTACACACTGGGTTCTATTTCTAAAAACTGAATAATCTTGCTGGGTTTCTAACCCTTTCCTAGCAAAACAAAATACCCTTCACCATTTGGTGGAGGGTATTTTGCTAGCACTCCGTGTCGGGCGACACGACGTGTATAAATCATAGCACTACTTATCGTTACTGTAAAATCCTCTACCCTTGAACTGTATACCTGGCGCGTCGTAGACGCGAGCCATAGGTAGATGGCAGTCAAAGCAACCAGGATCTTTGGCATCCTCGTGGATGCTACGCTCAATAGTTAATTTACTATCGCACTGTGGACACTTGTAATCGTACTTCATAGCTGTACCGCTTCGGCAATAGGCAGATAACCTACTAACTTCTCCATCTTGTGGTTGCGTGAGAACTCTGTAGTAGCTGGCATCCAACCTACCTCCCACTCAGGTTCAGGTACATCCATCAGGTCAAAAGAAAAGACTCCCTTCGGAGTCGAGTTAATGTAGAACGGGATTAGATCTCGTTCTGCAGCCTGCGTTATCAACTTGCGATACTTCATCTCTTCAATAAGCAGTGTGTCATAGTGTGTATAGCGACACTTGAGTTCTATGTAGTGACCGGCAGTAGCAGAGATACAATCAAAGGCATCATAGATACCCTCACTCTTTACAAGGTCTGGGTAGAGACTCTCTTTCAGGTACTCAAATAATTCTATCTCTTTCATTGCCAAGGGCTTTGACCTCCCAGCAAGTTAATGAGTTTACGTAGAGAGTTGTTGCACCTGCGATCAGCGGTAGATACGGCGCACTCTAACTGTCCTGCTATCTGTTGCAGTGTGTAGTTATCGAAGTGGCGCAGGCGTAGCAGTGTTTGATCCTGCACATCTAACTTCAAGAAGCAGCGCTTAATATCAATCAAGGTAGCAAGTAGGTTGCCACCCTCTGATGGTGAGGACTTACCCTTTGGTTGTCCATCTTGAATCATCTGTTGTATCTGTTCTAATACTGTGCCATCTACAACGGATGCGATAACAAAGGGAAGTAACTGTCCCAGCTTTGCACTCTCGTAGTAGGCTTCATCAGTTGTTTGGTAGCCAGACTTTAACGCCTTCTCTTTACGAGCATAGCGCTCTGCTACTCGTCTCATCTGATAGGCAATGCGCTGCTCGTTATGCCTGCGCTTGTCATCATTAGGTTCAAGCATCTGTTCACTGATCCAAGTGGCACGAGTGATAGCCCAAGCCAAACACTCTTGCTTCACATCATCACGCTCAACGTGGTTCTTGTATCTGTTAGAGATATTGATAGCAACGCTAAGTGCTAGGTCATAAGTAACTGGATGTAACTCAGTCACTGATTTTCCCACATAACTTTAGGTTCTTCTTTATGATTAAAAGTCATAACAACACTATGAAAATTAGAACCTTCTCTTTTTTTCCAAGTCTGATCGTAATAACTTACTCGTCTAGTTGGTATGTAAATATGAGGATACTCATACTGTTGATAAAGTGAATGACGCTTAACTCCGCCAAGAGAATCTAATGGCAAAATTAAAACAGCACGCTTGCCTGATTGGAATACCCTTTCAATAACAGAATCTTTAATACTGAAAGGAGGATTAGTTACTAAGTAGTCATACTCGTAATCATTTGTTAGATAATCAGTAATGCTATGTATGACTTGATGGCCTTTCCTCAGCAAAGTCTTAACAAACAAACTATCTTCTGAATCAAATGGACACATAACTATTGAACCAGACATAGGCGCAAGCAACTCAAGACATTTATCAACAGTAGGCTGGTCCGTATACCATTCATCACTGTAATTATTATTAGTAATGTTGTTGATAATCTTTTGATTAGTCACAGTCTGGTTCCTGTACTTCAGGCCATACGCCATCGAGTACCATCATTGCAATAGCTGAGTAGTTAAGTAAGTCTAAGAAAGAATCACGCAGTGACTCATTGCTAGGCTTAACACCTGAATCAAGTAAGTTGTTGATGCGTGCTATCTTGTCCCACATACGTACACGCAAACCATTAAGTGGTCCACCTGGTGAGTGAGCAATGTTCTTTGGACCGTAGTCGTGGTGCTTACGCACCAGTAGATTGCCAGCTTGGTCCATAATACGCCAGACATCTGCAATAAAAGCTGCATCTATCTTGTCGGCGTAGGCCGAAGCAGTATAGTCTCGGTTTCCATATTGATCTCTAGGATCTGGAAGCCCATATGCTGCAAAATCTGTACCATCTGTAGCCATTCGTCTCTACTCACCCTTCGGTTCACCTACTAGCAAAGCCTTGGTAGCATCTGCACCGTTGGCTAGGTAGTAGTCATTGATGTCCATACCTGGTGGTAGTGTAACAATAACTGAGTTCATTACCTCGTTAGCCACACGCTTTGCAAACTCTTGTCCTGGGTTAGAACCATCTTCTTTGATGTCATTATCTCCGACAATGTAGATAGTGTCATAGCCACTAAATAACTTCGGGAAGTGTGGCTTCCACGATGCAACTCCAGGTACACCGACTGCTGGGATACCTAGCATTCCACTGGTAACTACAGCATCTAACTCACCTTCGCAGACCACAATGTGTGGTGACTGCAAGGTAATATCGCATACGTTATATAGGTGTGCCTTCTGCCCAGTAGGAGATCCATACTTAGGCTTGCCCTCATCTAGCCTGCGAAACTTGAAACCTACACAAGAACCAGAGGCAGTGATGTAAGGTATTGACAGCCAACCCTCATACATCTCGTGTCCATTGTGAGGTTTTGTAACCACACCTAACATAAACTGTGAGGCTACAACCTCAGATATCCCACGTTCTGCTAGCACGCCTAGCGCCTCTGGACTTATTGCCTGAGCGTATTGTTGCGCCGCTTCCAGTAGCAATTTCGATTGCGCGTTTGAGGCCATCGTTAAACTCCAAGTTCTCTAGTATGCAGACTATGTTCACTGCATTGCCACCTCTACCACAGGTCTGACAAAAGTAAAGGTTCTTATCTGTATTCATAGAGGCAGACCTACGTGAGTCAGCGTGCATCACACAACGCACAGCTACCTCTCTACCCTCTCGTACTTCCCCACCGAAGTAACTTACAATAGGACTTATGGGGATTGCGTTTGCATCAACGGAACCTTTGTATCCTTTAGCTTTGCGTGACCTGGACCAGTCTTGTGTTGACATACGCACCCCTTGTAATCGCACTTACCGTGCCAATGCTCAGCTCGTTTCAGATGACTGAGTTGGTTCTCTTCTCCACCTTTAAGACAGTTCTGGCAGATCATATTTCTTCCTCAATCACATCATCTTGGAAACCTGATTCCCATTCAAGAATCTCTACTGGAGTTGGGTTGCCCTTATATATTCTCCAACCAAAGTCTCTACCAAATGCTTGGATGTTAAACATATAGTCAGACATATCCCATTCCATTAACTTCACGCTGAACCCGCGTTCATTGTGAAAGTGGATTGGTTCTCTCATTATCTTCATTCTTCTGTCTCACTTCCACCTTCGACCACCGCTTGCTCTTGGGCATCGGCTTGCCCCGTTGTGTTGTCTTCTTGCGTCTCTTCAACGATTTGATTACTGACGGCATCTGTATTACTCCAAATCTGTGACGTACTGATATCTCCACCTGGTACTGGCATTTACTTCTTCTCCTTTAGCCATTGATTTAAGTCTTGGATTACCCAAGCCTGATCTATTGAAGCGTTGCGACGCTTAACTACAACATAAGACATAGGGACTTCCCCAAGTCCACGTGCCTTAGCATAGTTAAGCGCCTCAACTTGTGCTTCTCTCCAGAACTCCGGCAGAGATAGTGTCTGCCTGTTCTTGAGTTCAAGGATATAGGTTTCTCCCGATATGATAACAACCATATCGCCCTCATCCTTTGCCCCAGCCTTAGTCAGACGTTCTGCCATAACTCCAGCACTGCGGAGCCACTTCATAACATCTGTCTCAAACTGAGAACCCTTACGTCCGTTCTTGTTAGCCAAGTGCTGTTACCGCCTCAATGATTCCTGCTTCCAAAGTAATCTTTGGTGTGTAGAAACTGAGTAGCTTTGTGTTATCAGATACACGGTGCATACAGCCAACTGGTTTATCAGGTCGAGTAAGTATCTCACCCTTGTAACCGACTGCATCCATAGACATCTGTGCCAGTTCCATAAACGAAGTAGATCTACCTGTACCTAGATTGATTGGTCCAGTGATGCCTTGTTCAACAGCAGTTAACACTGCGCTAACAATATCTTCGATATGAATAAAGTCTCGTGTCTGTGTACCTGGACCCCAGACTTCAAACGGATCTGACTTCTTGATAGCACGTCTGATGTACATAGGGAACGGATAACTTGTATCTTGCAGGTATGAGTAACCTGAGAATGGTCTGAAAATATGAACGTTCTCTACAAATGATGCAAGATACTCACCGATTACCTTAGCCATACCGTAAGTCATATCAGGACCGTTAGGTGATGAAGGTGTAATCATCCACTCTTGTAATCTCTTAGCCTCTGTACCCTGCTGGTAATGCGTAGGGTATGCAGCACTAGATGAGAAGTAAACAATCTTCTTAGGCTTAGTCTTCAAGCACCACTGAAAAAACTCAGAGTCAATGCTGAAGTTATCAGCAACTGCCATTGGTCTACCTTCAATGGACTCACGTCCACCTACGATAGCAGCTAGATGGATAACAAGATCATACTGCGAGTCATCCTTCTTGAAGAAGTCACGACAGTCAGTACCACTCTTAATATCAATACCAGTTATATCGTGGTCAGGACCTAGGCGCTTATGAAAGTACTTACCAACGAAGCCTTCGTTGCCTGTAATAAGTACTCTCATCCGATTAGCTTCATCACTTTCTTCAGGTCATCCTCAAACTCTTCACTAAGGTAGCGCACAAACTCTTTCTGGTCTGCACTGCCTACCTCTTCTGAGTTTGCATCAGCATAGCCTGCATCCATCTCAGCCTTACCTGCGTATGGATGTAGATGTTCAATGATGACATCATCAAAGTAATACAGTGAGTTAATCTTCAAGCCCAGTGTCATCCAGAAGTTATCCATAAACAGGTGAATCAACTTAGGCGGTGCCATAAATCCTAGGATCTCAATGATGTTGGTACTCATCATCACAGCAGTAGCAAGGTTCTTACCTTGCAACAGGTCATTGCCATAGGCAAGACCGTAGCCCTTGATGTTGATTGCTTCTGCTAAGTGTCTATCCCAGCTCTTAGTCTTGACCAAGTGGTCATCACCAAGGAAGTAGATAGTCTTGTACTTACTTGCATACTTGTTAGCCACAAGATTGAGTGTGCCATTCATACGAAGTCTTGGATTGACTTCATAGATAACACCATCTAGTCGTG